AAGTTAAAAATACGAGGAATGTTAAGACCCACGGCAGCAACTCCATAGGTTGCGATAATAACCTCATTAGTTCCTTCACGTATTGTATCATATGTTTCTTTCCTGTCTTTTACTTTCACACTTCCGCTTACAAAAGTGCTATTGGGTATTAGTTCTGCTAGTGCTTCGCCTGCACTAATCCTATCTACTAAGATTAGAGTGTTGCCTGATTCTTTTACTTTGTTTAACAAACTAGCCATATATTCTACTCTGGCTTGATTTGTTACGAGATATTTTAATTCTGATTGGTAATCGCTGTGTGCTTGTGTATCGATTAGTTGTACAATATTAACATGACATTGTGCAAGTACGCCCTTGTCTTGTAATTCTTTTGCACTGATTTGTCCAATAACAGGACCTAGACTAGCATGAATACTTTCAAACTCAAACTTCTCTTTAGGTACAGTACCTGTTAGTCCCCAACGAATGGGTGCATTTCGTAGGTTACGAGTCAGTAAGTTTTTGAGAACTTCTGCTTTCGCCTGATGTACTTCGTCTACAATAATAGTGCTCACGTCTTCAAGAAACTCTGCAAGTGATAACACTGCTGAGCCATCCTTATGCTTCTTGTCGAGAATATTCAAACTCTGCCAAGTGCATATAGTGTGAGTCTTACCTAACATCTTCCTGTCTCCAAAGTACACTCCTACGTCGAGCCCACAGTTAATATAGTCTTCTTCTGTTTGTTCTACTAACGACTTGTTAGGAACAATCACAAGTGACCTACCGTATGGCTCAGTTAGATGTGACAGCGTTGCTGTGGTAATTGTTTTGCCTGCACCAGTTGCAATTTGTTGTAGTGCTTGCGGATTATCTAAGAAGTTATTAATTGCTTCTACTTGATAGTCACGCAAAATTATTTCTTCGCCTTCCGCAGGATGTCCTTCGGGCCAGCAAACATTCTGGTCAGCCCAGTAACGTTCTGTAACATGTGTAAATTTTAAATCAATTGGATGTCTGCGATCTTCAATGTCAACTATTTGTACATTCTGTTTTGCTAATACTTCACTTACAATGCCAAGATGATTAACATATCCAGAGCCTCCTAGTCCAAAGAAAGCAACCTTGCCATCCCACCGTCCTAGTTTATATTGTGGCATGTACTTTGCATAAGGCACTTCAAACTTAAGAGCGTTAGCAAGTTTACGTCGAACATCAACTTCTAACCCTTCTATTTTAATGTTTACTTCATCTTCAATTATTAGTTTACATGTACTCATATGGCTTCTAAGGTCCTAACATTTGTTTCGAAGTATGATCCTATTTGCGAGGGTACTTCGTCGTGATGTATAATTAAGTCACTATTAATATAACCAGTCCATTGACGTTGATGAATACTTTGCATATAGATTACTGCCTCATATTTCCAATTTGATTGAAATAGTGGTTTTGGAAATTTCTTACTAGCACTAATATACACTACTTCTGACGTTTCGTCAAGTGGATTATTTAATTTAAATTCTCGCAAGTAATCATTAAACTCTTTACCAATATCTTTATTATCAAGTCTAAACATAGTTGTTACTTTATTTTTATTAACAAATGCTTTTAAACTTTGAGACATTCTTGAGATATAATCTAACGGATTATTTTCTGGCACAACAACTAGCAACGGAAATCTTTTTAGTTCTCTTAGAGAAGATACAACAGCGTCAAGATGCCATTCGTTAGATGATACAAATACTGCTGGACTAGTTCTGTTGATAATACGCTGTGTTAGTACTGACGACTGTCTAGTATAATCTGCCAAGTCGTCAAAGTGCTGTAACCCGTATAGCATACTTCTATCTTTATATAAATGAATGTTTGAAGGACTAACTTCACCTAAATGTTTTGTTATTGCTTTTGTTAAATTTGGTACTACATTTTTTAATTTGAAATCATAAACGCCCGGAACATAATCCTTCCAATTATTTTTAATTTCTTTAACTTGACTATAATACTCTAATAATTCTTCTTGTATATTGTAATCTTTATTTTTAAACTTATCAATAATATCATATACAGCATTTTCAGTAAGTTTAAAATAGTGTATATGTGTGCCTCTTTCATGATAATATCCGTCCTTGTGTACATGTGCTAATGCTTCAACTAGTTGAATCATAGTTTTATTAAACGGAAATCTAACAGCAATATAAGAATTCTTTGGAGGCTCATATGCTTTTTGCGTTTTTGACAGATAGTTAATTCTTTTTTGTTTGGTAGGCTCGTCGACGACTCGAATCCATTGTGATCTATCTACAACTCGTAATGGTAACCTAGTCTTTTTTTGATTTAAAATTTCTAACAAATTTGTATAACCATGTTTTAAGAATTGATCTTTATAGTCATTAAGTTTTAGACTTACAACATCAAGTTGTCTATCAGTCATTGCTTTACCTCGAAAGACTTGACGTCCAATACTATACATTATTGTACAGTCTGTTTTCTGTATTTCGATGGTTGTATTACCTTGAAGTCCTGATAAGACTTCCAAATAATCTTCTATTGTTTCTAAGTTCATGCATACATTATACTATATTATAGTAATGATGTCAAGTGTTTAAGTGGAATACCTTGAGATATTTCTTCAACAGTAAACTCTGTCCATGCGTAGTCATTAAGCCACTGTTGCCTATCTGGCATTAAGGGATTTTCTATATCGTGTAAGAAGTCTATATCGTTGGCCACATCATAAGCAAGACTATGAGTACTAACAAAAGCAGGAACGCCTTCGATGACACTATGTATCCCAGGATTGCTACTGTAACTGATAGTACAATGTATATCATCAAACCCCATATCAAAAGAATCATAAGTGCCGTTAACATGGCGGGGCTCCTGTCTGTATACGTGTTTTAATCCAAGTTCAATATGCGGCAGTCTACAACGTGGATGTGGTCGAAACACAATAGGACGATCAGTGTGTTTGCGGATTTCTCTGTAAGTTTGCATAAACCAATTGCTCATACTCGGCATGTCTTGCCACTGCAAACTTTTATCGTGTTGTCCACATATTAAAATAAAATCGCCGTTGGATCTCCAAGGCTTACAAACCAATCCCAGGCTATCAGCCCGAGTCCTATCATTGTCTTTGTCACCAAAGTAAGCATCTCTGTTGATTCCATTAAGCCCTACTTTCCACGTTACACCTCTATTTATTCCTCCAACTTCAAGGACTATAGTAGGCTTTTTGTTTTCCCAGATAGTTTTGTTTCTAGACATTCTGCCGTTAAACAATACGCTCCAAATAACATCCACATCGGAATTAAGATCATTATAAACAACATCATGCCCGTTACTGTCAAGGCTATTTGCAAAAGCATTAAACACAGGCTTGCTATTAAGTGCGCCATAGTCTGTCCAAAGACTAAATTTCATTCCAGTATGCTTCTTTCCGATGGCTCATTAAGTCTTTACGCTTACTATGTCCATCGTGTTTGCGACCACCTTTCATATGATCTATCCATCTGCCAAGTTCAGTATTAATCAACGGATGACCACCTCCGCCAGTCTTTGCAGTTTTAACGTAGATTGTTGCACTGTAATCTAATACTCGTGGGTTGTAGTTTTTATGTTTATTAAGTATTTCTCCAAACACATAACTATCATGCCACTCTGCCATCTTGAAAATTCCGTTAGGCCCTTCAGCATCGTCGTATGCTTCTTCAAAGTCTGCTAAAAATTTTCGACATTGTTTATCTTGAACGTTAAGACCATAGAACCCACATTCAGGCCATGTTTGTGATCCTTGTCCTCTACCAACATATGTTAGCCAACTTTCTTTAGGTAATAAATTAGCAAACTGATCGTAACTCCAATTACTATGTACAAACGTATCACCATCTACCCAAACTACATAGTCAGACTCTGCTGTGTCGCATGCATCAAATACTGCATATACTTTGTTAGCAAATCGTACTGCATCCCATTTAAACTCTTTATGGTAATCTCTTGGACGCTTTTCTGGAAATGGACACTTACCATTTGCCTTAGGTACATTGCCCCATTTCTTTTTAAATGCAGTAAGTTTCGGTAAACAGACTGTTGCATCTAGTATTTCAACATTGGTTCCGTTTGTCTCCGGAACACAATCTTCAGCATATACTAATAGTGTAATTGATGGATCTACTTTCTCTTGCCAACTGTCAATTAAACGTTGGCCGTATGTCAACATGCCTTCTGCATGAAATGTTGTTACTGCTGTGATTTTCATATTAATCCTTTATAGCATATTGACGTAAGTGTCTCCATGCTTCTCCTGTTGCAAGTTCATCTAAGGTCCAATGGCACTGTGCTAACTTGTGTAGCCAAGGTTGTCTCTCAAACGTAGTTGGGTTTTCAATTGCTTCCATAGTTGTATGTACAACATCTTTTGCCTGGCTTCGTTCAGAATCTAGTTGTATTGTAGGTATTCCTTCAAGTGTGCTAACAATAGCAGGACTACTGTTGTGATTAATTACAACTTTTGCAAGAGCAAAATCATCCATAATATCATCATTTGAACTAATACGTATGTTAGTAATTTTAAACCTTGCTATGTGCCTTATGTGATCTCTTTTCTTTTTATCACCTGGATGAAATCTAATAATAATTTGTCTATCACTATGTTTTCTAATTTCTGCAATAGTATCTATTAACCAAGGAACTACACCTTGGTTATCCATACTCCAGCCACCGTCACGCTGACAGCAAATTAATATCATCGGTCCATTATTAAGATTCCACGGTTTTACTTTAATGTCTAAGTCTTTTTGTAATTTATTCCAACGTGCAGGATTAGGATTTTCATAGCAGTATTCTCCTGTAGTAGGAAAAATGCCGTCATAACTATATCTTAAATATCCGTTAGTATTGCCTTTATCGTATGCTAAAAATAAGTTAGCATCAACAATTATACTACGCTTGCCTCTGTTAACCTGATTATCAAATATTGCTTTGCGTAATCGCAAATGTCTAGAGTCTTTACTTCCGGGATGTACAAACCCTTGTACCACACCTACATCAGTATTCATAGGATGCCATCCTGTAACTACTGCACCTTTGTCGCCAACCGCATTCACACCTTTAATAAAATTATGAATAATCTTAGGTTTCTCTAAATTTCTATTTCCTGGGGGTATTCCCATTAAGTATGATGCAACAGTTAACACACTCATGATATATCATGATCCTTCATAATATTGTATGCTGAGCCGTCTATCATTTCGTCAACTGTATATTGACAGTACGCTAACCAATGTTGCCACTTACGTACTGTGTAATCGTCTTCGTATCTTGGATATTCAATTTTAGTTAAGTCTTTTTCACATACTATGTCAGCGGCATTAGGTGCTAGTGTAAATGCCGGGACCCCAAATCCTATTGCCTCAGTTGCCGCAATGCTATTATATGTTACTACTGCAAAAATATTATCGTCGGATAACTGATTGTATAAACTACCATCACCAATACGTTCTCTACGTATACCCTTGTCTCTAATAATAATTTCTCTATCAGTATATTTTTTTAATGTAGCAATAGTTTCAGAAACCCAAGTGTCTCTATCAATTCCGTAAAACTTACAAGGTTTAGCACTAGGGGTAACTAACAATATCGGACCGCCATCACGTTTCCAACCAGGGAAGTTCAAGTTCATTGTTTTAGAACTATACTCTAATTGTTTCCATCTATCATTAGGAACTTCTTTAAAGTTACTGTGTTGCATACCATTAAAAACTACTCTATGATATAATTTTCTCTTTTGTCGATTGCCTAAATAACCTGTATCAATATAATAGTAGTCACGCCCGGTTTCCTCACATGCGCGAACAATTTTACGTCCAGTCATGCCTCGGAATGCAACAGGACACTCAATTGGCCATAGTGACATTTGTTTAAAATGATCTAGCCATTGTGCTTTAACACCTCTTTGCCAGCACAAAACAATACCATCATTTGGGTCAATTGCAAGTTGTTTTATGCTACTTCCATCACCGATCTCTTGTCTATCCATTCATCATTTCCTGTAGTTCTTGTTTCCATACTTGATTATATTGACAGTGTCTATAGTTTTCAAACCACGGTCCGCCTTCTGTGTAGTGTAATAGTTTTGGTGTGCCGTCCTCTGGCTCTTTATAGTGTCCTACTAACCAATTCCATTCAGGTGATAGTTCACCAATTAAGTTATCGTTTTGATGTCCATCTTCGCCCACAAGCCAACTAAATCTATGAAAGTATGCACCGTTAAGTTCTTTCTCATTTACTAAGTCTATGTTAAGTCTAGCATTAGCAGGATGTCCGCAATTGATAAGCATCATGCTAGACCAATTCTTGCGTGGATAAACTGTTTGTGTTTGTCCGTCCATTTTAATACCTTCTTTAGGTGCATAGTCGTGTTGTACACACATCACTGCTTTCGTATCGTCTGCTTGTGCAAACAACTCTGCAATGTCTGTAGTTAGTAGCATGTCACAATCCATAAACACTGCCCAACCACTAAAGTTAGCAAGTTCGGGAACTAAGAAGCGAGTAAATGTAAATTCAGTACTAGCAAGTTTGTCTGGTGATCTTGAATACCACCCTTGACGTTTAAGATCATTTTGTTTTAACGGAATAACTTGTGCTGTTGGACTATGCCGTTCAATGCTATGTTTGCATACTTGATATGCCATATCTTCTCTTGTGTCGTAACCTACAAATACTTTCATTAATTTCTTCTTTCTATATCTTCTTCAATGCACTCGCTACCCCATTGTATTTCGAGTATGTGTGCGTTTTCTGTTCCAGTGTTAGATGCTAGGTGCCAAACTTCCTTGCCAATTTCATATGGCTGTCCGTGTGGTGTTAACTGTAGACTAGATATGTTTCCATTCCATTCAGTTTGCATGTCAACTACACCTTCAAGTACAATCCATTGTTCTGCACGTTTGAAGTGCTTTTGATCACTAAGTGCTTTGCCTGGATATATTACTAGTTCTTTTACTTTGTAACCTTGTTCGGGCTTATGATCTAACACACGCCAGTAGCCCCATTGACGTTCGGTCTTTTGTGTTTTCCATTCGTCAAGTATCCAACTACTTGAATTCATTTTGTTAGTGCCGCCAACTCCAAACGCAAATTCTACATTAGACATATCACCGTATGTAGCATACTCTGGTGTTGTTGTGTTAGTCCTATCTCCGCCGTTAGCAAAGATTACTTTGATGTTTCCGTGTGTACTTAGTGTATGAAAAATTGCCTGGCAAGCACTATCGTCACTGTCGTCAAACCCAATTACTTTATCTACAATACTAAGTTCTTTAATAATAGCACAACGATCTTCAAACGGCATAAAGGGTCTACCTTTTTTACGTGTGAGCCATTCGTCGCTATTCACGCCAACAATAAGTTTGTCGCCGAGTTTTTTTGCTTCTTTAAAATATTCGATATGACCTTTGTGTAAAGGATCAAATCCGCCTGTTACTAATACAACGTTCATGTAGATATTTATGTGCGTATATAATCTATAAATAATAATATGGCACAAATTAAAAGTTTATACACCGGTAGTAAGCATACTATTATAAGTTTTAGTGGCGCAGGCAACACACTGCAAGGCACAAACTTAGAATTTTATAATCTAAAAAATCATGGGTATAATGTAATATGGGTACTAGATGAAACTGTAAGTTGGTTCAATAATATTGATCATAAAGAAATTATAAAGCATATTAAGACTGATAAAGTATATACAATTGGCAATAGCATGGGTGCGTATAATGCAACTATCTTTAGTTTATTATACAATGTTGATAAAGTGTTAGGCTTTGCTCCGCAATATAGTGTTGACCCTACAATAGTTCCGTGGGAGAAGCGTTGGCATAGATATACAAAAGATATTAAGAAATTTAAATATCCGCATTTAAAATTTATTCCTTGGACTGACTACACATTTATATCCGGACATAAAGGTTACGAAACAAAACATATGGATCTTATTCCTAATAATACAAACATCAATAAGTTAGTTACATACGGCAGTCATGACGTTGCAACTAAGTTTAAAGAGTCAAATAAACTGTATGATATTATAAATTTATACTTTAAAGAAGATAAAGCAATAGGACAAAATTACTTAGATAGTTTGTTTACTTAAAGAACTTAGCAACAAAGTTTTCAATAATAATCTTTACAATATCATTATTAACATGCCTTGTTGTGTTGTCTTCAAACAGTGTAGGAATATCTGTATGTGCGCCTACCCAACGTACCATTTCAAAACTAGGCCAGTAATGAATATTATTGTGCTTGTTCTCATTAAAGAACTGATCTAAACTTACACGCAAAATACTCTTACTAACGCAGTCACTTACCATAGTAGGGCGATTGCTAAACGTTGCATTTAGTGGCACTGGACTTAGTGTAAAGATAACCGTTTTGTCTGCGCCTGCGTATGTTTTAATTAATTCAACAATACGTTTCATGTTGTCAACATTTTCTTGTACTGTACTAGATACACATTTATGCTTTGCAGGATCGTAACTCTTTGCAGGTACACCTCTCCAAAATACATTGTTTGTTTCTACATCTTTCCAAACTTCACCTAGTCCAAATGTAACAACAACTGCACTAACTTCTTTAAAGTGTTGTAATAGTTTCTGTTGTTCTTGGTCCGGTTGCCATTGAAATGCACCTAGTGTCTTGTCATTGTCGTACCAATATGCATCAGTACTTCTGTCGCCTGTTAGAGCCCATTCTAAATATTGTCTTACAGCAAAACTATTGTTTAGTCCTTCGGGTACGTTAATATAACTTGTGCCTTTGCCGTTTGCATTTAACCAATTACGCAATCTATCTGCAAAGCAACTACCCATAGTAACTACTGTGTCGTCGTTGCCAAACATAGGCGTGTCTGGGCCAAACCCTTTGAATATAAACTCTTTTGCCATTGCATCTAAGTCTGCAAACTGTTCTTTCTTAGCAGGAAAATAATTTACATCTCCTTTGTGCCATGCACTCTTTTCTACATTAAAATTGCCAGCACTTAACTTAGCACTGTTAGGATGTATTGTTATATTTGCAAATTTATTCTTAGGCATATTTTTTCCTTAAATGTTCCCACGGTAATCCTGCTAGGCATTCGTCTTCACGCCATTGGCAGTACGCTAAATTATTTAACCATTGCTGTCTCTCAAATAGTTTTGGTTGTTCTATGTTTGCCAAATACTTATTACTACATTCCCAAGCCATTGAACTAGGACACATACTAAATGTAGGAATACCTTCCATTATACTTTCGGTAAGTGCATTACTATTAAATCCTACTACACACCAAGCGTTGTCGAAGTCTGCTTGTAGCCCAGCGCCGCCTGATAAAAATCCTGAGCCTTGTGTGTTAGTACTGATTGTAATATTTTTCTTATCAGAATATTCTTCAAATGCATTAATTAAGTTACGCTGTTTATCTTGACGCAACGGGTGCATACGTATTACAATTGGCCTATCAGTGTACTTTTGTATTTCTGAAATTGTAAAATTAATAAAAGCATCATACGATCCGTGCTTTGCAATTAAGTTACGCAAACTACTATCGCCCGGACGTTGTAATACTACTAATACATATTCGCCTTTAGTACGCCAATCTTTAACAATTAAGTTTTGATCTTTTTGTACTTGTTCCCATCTGTCACTAGGACTGTTAGCATTACAGTAGTCGCCTTCGTCTCTAAAATAACTTGTCCAACTAAATCTGTGATACGTTTTACCTGACTTACCTGGGTCTGGATCAGGCATGTTTCTTCTAAACACTGCACTTTCTGCTACAATAAAAGGCTTCCCGCTATCTTTCACATAGTTGTATATGTGGCCGAGTTTACGTTCTTTTTTACTGCCTGATTGATTTGATTGTACAAGTACATCTGCACTGTTAATAGTTGCTTTATCAGCATACGGTACAACAGTCCATTCAGTTGGTAATGGATGCCAACTCCATAGTAATTCTTTAATCGCTACTACGTTCATTTTTAAAAAGTAATCCTGTTCGTGCTAAAAATCTATGTTTCTTTTTACTGCCCATAGTAGAGTGCCTACGCATTTCTAATGTTGTATCTTCAAGGTATTTAAACCCATAATTAGACATTGTTTGAACCCAATAATCTTGTGTGTTTTCGTTTACATGATGATGACCGCCATGTCCAACTTGAGCATAAGACATTATTAAAAACTTGCACTGTTGCATTGCTTTTGCATAATTTGGAATATACTCTTCGTATACGTGTTCAACAAACTCAACACTCCAAGCAAGATCGTATGTATCAGTTATTGGTGCAGGTCCGTTTGTAAAGTCGTGTATAGTAAACTTGTTTTCATCGTAACGTGTAAGTGTATAGTCGCCGTCAATACCATGTGCATCTATACCGAATTGATTAGCAAGTTCAACCATGCCTCCTGGACCACAACCTACGTCCAACATTGATGTTATGTTTAGTTTACCTATTGCCCAACGAAGTGTTCCTTCATCAGTATGTGTTAGGCCGCCGTGTCCGCCTAAATGTGCTTCAAGTTCCATTTGATTCTCTTTGTGCTCTTAGTTTACGTTCCTTGGCCAATGCAAATCGTTTTAGGAATTTTTGTTGTAATCGTTCTTTACTTTTGCCTTTAGTGTGTACCATTTTTTCATTAATGCCACTATTATTGAACGGACTCTTTCCGTCTTTAGGTGTTGGATTTAAATTGAGGAAAGGTGTTTGATCGTCAAATCCTAATCGTAACTGGAAGAATACCCAACTATCATGTGTTTCACGCAAATGTTCTAATCCACCTAAGTATTGGTTTTCAAACTTTGTAAGAAAGTCTTTTGCAAACTGTGTATTAAGATTGTAGCCCATTAGTCCGCATTCATCATATTCTGATGGTCGGCCTAAGTAACTAATTGCTTTATCGTCTGGTAATAATTTGTCTAAGTATGTATGATCTATCATATCGTGCATAAGCACATCAGCATCTAACCAAAATAGTTTGCCACTATCATGTAGTTTTGCTTCTTCAAATATAGCAAATGTTTTGTGTGCAAACTTAATGCCTTGCCATTTAAAAGACTTGCTACTACCTTCTAACTTACGACCTACTTGGCCATTGTAGTGTGGATCGTCTTTATGCTTGCCTATAAATTCTAGTAATGGCTTACAATCATATAGTGGCTTAATACTTACACGAGGTTCTGGAAAGATACCTATATCAATATCTTCTTCACTATAAATTACAATGTTTACATCTTCCGGTAAACATTCTACCCAACTATTAATATTAACTTTGGAAGTACTATTCCAATATGCCTTGTTTAGGCTAGTAACAAATGTATACATTAAACGGACGCATCCTCCATGCCAGCAACTCTTAACTTTACAATATTAGTTATCTGCCATTGCTTCTGGTCCAGGCCTTTTAAGACTCCTAGCCATTTATTACGCATGAGGGCGAATTCGTTTATAATTTTTTCGTAGTCAACAACATCAGCCTCGCCGTCGACATACCTGTCAACATCTCTACTACTTAATGCACGTTGATAATTTTCGAGGTATTTCTTAAAGTACGAACTACGCAACCTGCGTAGTTCGATATTTAAATAGTTAAGAATTGCTTCAACTTCTTGAAGTTGATTGAAACGATGTTCAACAATACCTGGCATAGCACTTGAAGCCCGTTCCACATTACCTGTAAGTTTTACCTCTCGTCTTGCCTCATTTAATTCTGATTCAAAAAACGCAATAGCGTTAGGTATCTTACTAATGTCTCTGCTTACTTCGCTATACCACATATGTTCTATTCATCCCAACCGTAGCCATCTTCTTCGTCAAATACTTCTTCATCATCTTCTAGATAATATTTTATTGCGTTGTCGAGAATACTGTCTGCTCCATAACTCTCAATCAAAGTTTCGTCAGGTACGCCATAGTCTGCTAATAGATCTACAAATCGCTCTGCCGCTGTTTCAATATGTTTCTTATCAAGATACTCTTTGAACATTGTCCATGTTTCTTGTATTTGTTCTTCATTCATTTATAGTTGCTTCCTCAATTTGATCAATAGTTGGAATATCTTCTTCCGCCTCGGTATTTACCACAGGCGTCATTTTTTCATTGTATTCCGACATGACCATATTGAGTTTATCACCATCCATCCATGCTTTACGATAGTCAAGATGCTCTTCACCGTTTAAGTCAATATACTTGAGCCTATTGCCTTGCTTTACTAACAAGTTTTGTTTCTCAAATAATTCAATAAGACCACTATAGGGATTCATACCTGTTTCGTATGGAATCTTTACTTGTACTGCTTCAAAAGGTTTTGCGTAACGAGTTTTCATTACTTTACAACCTGCTCTAATACCACGTACTTCTGAGATCTTATTACCGGCTTCGTCTTCTTTTAACTTCATTTTCTTCATTGCAACAACAATTGATGATGCATAAACAAAGCCTTGTCCACCACTGATCTTGTCATCTGGATCAAACATATCTTGTGATGCGTATGTGTGATTAGTACATACTAAGCCTACGTTAAGCGAACCGATCATGTTAACTGTGTTACGAACAAGTGCAGTCAATTGCTTAGGCTTACGACCCATATCACCTTTCATATCACCTTTAGTAAACTGATCTACGTCTGTGGGTGTTAATAACATACCTAAACTATCAACTACAAACAATACTTTAGGACGTTCTTCTTCATCCATTGCTTTGTAGTCTGCTACAAATGTTGATACTGTTTTAGCAACATCATCAATCATACTCATGTTTAGTTTAAGTAGTTTTTCTTCTGATGTGTCTACATCTAATGCTTGTAGCCACGATTCATCAAGTGCGTTCTCTGAGTCAATTAGTACTACAAAGATACCTTGATCCTGTGCGTGTTTTACAATATTACCTGAACAGAAATAACTCTTACCTGCTCCTGATTCACCTGCAAACACAGTAACCTTACCTAGCGGAACACCTTTGTGAAAGTCTCCTGAGATAAGATAGTTAAGTGCATACGAGCCTGTTGAGATCCAATCTGTCGGATCGTTAAAGCCGCTACTCATGCCTGAGATACTTTTAGTCAAGTCCTTCCGGAACTTACTAACATCAAATGATTTAGCCATGTTTTCTCCTAATAAAAAGCCAAGTAAGTAGGGGACAATATGCCCCCTACTGTTAGGTTAATTAACCCTGACGTGCTCTGATCATTGCTAGAATGTCATTTGCATCGCCGCCACCTGCTGGTGCCGCTGCCGGTGCTTCTGCTACTGGAGCAGTTGCTACTGGTGCCGCCTCTGGTGTTGGTGTTGGTGCTACTGGAGCAGGTGCTGGAGTTGGTGCGCTCTGGCTTGTTGCCGTTGCTTGCGGGCTTGCCGCTACTTGCGGATCGCCTGTACGTGCTTGCATGCCTGCTGGACGGAAGTACTGTGACCAACGATCTGGATCGTACGGTTGTCCGTCAACAGATGCTTCAAACATCTCTTGCATAATCTTTACACCGATCTCATCTGGCTTTTTAGGAAGGAAGTCACCTAGTGTGAACAATCCGTTACTATTTACAGCATTCATCTCTGCATCACCAAGTGGACGTTCTCTACGTGCCCAATTACTTGTGCTGTAGTCTGCATAGCCACCTTTTGATGTTTTGTTAAGACGGAAGTCTACACCAGCAGTATAATCTGTTGGAAGTTCTTCCATGTCTGGATCCATAAGAGCCGCTTTAATAATTTGGAAAATTTGTGGTCCAATAATAAACCTACGAATTGGATTCTCAGGTGTAGTATCTTCGCTAATTGGATTATCAGTTACAAAGCCTTGGAATACGTATGAACGCTTTTTCCAATACTTACGACCCATGTCTTCTAATGACGGGTCTTTAAACCAACCACGTACTTCATTTAGAATGTTACATGTTTCGCCGTACATTTCCATACATGGAATTTGTACTTGTACAGGACGTGATCCTGTGTCGCCTTTAATACCGCTGAACGGAAGTTTGATCATCAAACGTTCTGTCCAAAAGAAAGTATTATCTGCATTACCGTCAGGTAAAAAACGTAGTGTTGCACTACTGCCTTCTGCCATATTCCAAAATGGGTAAATTGCGTTGTCGCCACCGCCTGTGCGTTGACCGCCTGCGCCGGCTTCTTGTTCTTTGAGTTTTGCTCGAATTTCTGCTAGTGATGCCATAGTTAATGCCTCCATGTGTTATGCCTATGTGCTGTAGCGTTATTGCTACAAGTGCCTTTTTAGTTAGTAGCACAGTTATTATTATATACTGAACTACAACAGTTGTCAAGTCTTTTTTTAAAGAAAAAACATAAAAACTTTTAGAGGGCGTTTATAGCCCTGCTAATGCCTTGATATCTAATATGTTTGTGTCTTTCGAAGCAGGTCTTTCGCTCTCGCCTATG